GGCTTTTTTATTTGGCTATTTTCCGCCATTTTATCATAAGGGTCCCAAACGTCCATTATTTGATATTTTCTTGATTTAACTCTGTTTTTTCTTTTTTAGGATCTTCAGGGTTGTTTAAAAAATCATCACACAATTGTACTGCCCCAGCAATACCATTTAATTGTGCATTCATGTTCATGATCGCTGCTTTAGCTTCATCAATTTTATCTTTAAGAGTATTATACTGCTTTACTAACATTTCTCTTTTCTTTTTTATATCTTCTGTTTTCATTTTATTTTCCTTTTATACGCCGCAAAGACCTTCGCACTCATCTGCAAATTCTTCATCAAATGTTTCACCAAATAACGACGCTTGTGGGTTAGGTGCTTGGAAGTCTATACTTCTAAGTGGTTTAGCTGATTTGTGTAAAAACAATTCAGACGGTGTGTTTTTTAATCCATGTCTAATCTTGTCATCAACCTCACATGCATCTTCCCAATCTTTAGGGTAATTCTTTTGCATGTTTTTCCATTGATCATTGTGGTGATATGGACATCCAATGCACGATGACTTACCCGGCATAGGGTGTTTCTTTATATCACGGTACCATTGCAAACAATCAGCACGCGACATTTTCATTTCAATCAAAGGCCAACGTGATGTCAACCATGGCATTCTCGCTTTCTTCATGCGCATCGCTTCATCAGTAGATATACCTATCCATTGTTCCACGAACATATCTTTTTTAACACGATGCTTTGGTTTAATCCCTAGTAGTTCGCGCATTTTCTTTTGAATAGGAATAACTTTATAATCATGTGTACACTGTCGGTATAACATACCAACTCTTCCTCCGCCTGGACGTGCTGCAAATAGTGGTGGATTTGGTACACGTCCTGCAAAGGATTTGCTCTCCATATGTGACCCTGGAATTGGGTTCGCTGCATTAATGAGATCCTCTCTGAGGTTACCACGCTCTACAGTTATAAGAGGGCAAATTGTTACAGCCTTTTTTAAATATTCTACATGCTCATATACAAATGAGGGTTCCCACCCTGTGTCAGCGAAGATCATGTAATCTGGCTTGTGTTTAGTTAATCCTTCTTGCGCCATGAGTGCGAGACACGAAGACTGAACCCCTGCCCCGAGTGATAATACGCGCATGGTTGGTTCTCTTTTATTTCCTTCTTCGTCAAAATATTCCGGTTCTTTCGTTGCCGCAACTGCTGCCATTGTATTAAGCGTCTTCCTGTTAGGCTTAAGTTTTGTAGACATCTCTTCAAGAAGTTTACGACGTTCAAACTCCATCTGCTCATGGTTGATGGCAAATCCTGGCTTAACACCTTGGACAGGTTTTTGATTAGCTGCACGTTTTTTCCCTTGTTCTTTATACCCTAGATTAGCCATTATTTTGCATCTCCCCAGTTATCTTTAATTTTATAATCCACATTTGATGGTACAGTTAAGTCAATGCAAGTTTCCATAATATTTTTTATTTCTTTTGCTTCTTTATCAGACTTCACGCTACAATTCAACTCATCATGTACTTGGATAAGAGGTATTATACCTAGTTTCTCATAAACATCAACCATAGCCTTCTTAGTTTGATCAGCAGCTGTGCCTTGAATCAATCTATTTAGCGCTTTATATGTACCAGCTCTTTTAATTCTTTCCCACTTAACTAAAGCTTCAGAGTGCGGTAAAGCCTTGTGAAATATTGGTTTTTTTGTTACTGGGTCCACGTCATACCAAGCAGGTTCCCATAAATTAAATTGACATCTACGGCCAAGATAAGTTCTTATAGATCCTACTTTATTTGCACGATTCATTACATCCTCAAGCATTCCTTGCATAAATGGTACTTTAATTCTAAACTCTTTAAGCATTTCTTTTGCTTCAATAGGTGCAATATCTAAATCAAGCGCCATTTTTTTATAACCCATGCCATACATAACACCAAGACCGATGGTCTTAGCTAATTTACGATCTATGCCAGCCATTTCTGCTGTTTGTTTATGAAAATCTAAACCTTTTTCAAAAGCTTCTTTAACTGCTAATGCACCTTCATTCTTTCTTAACACAGCAAAGTGTGTAAGAATACGTGGCTCTTGTTGCGAATAGTCAGCTGATAACCAGTACTCGCCCTGCTCCGGTATAAATATTTTACGAAGTTCAGAACCAAATTCATTTCTAATTGGCATCTGCTGTAAGTTAGGTGCGTACATAGAAAATCTACCAGTTACTGTTCCACCATTATCCCCACGTATTTGATTTATATGTGCATGTAATCTACCTTTATGTACATACTTAGATACGCCATCAATAAATGTGCCTTGCAATTTATTAAGAACACGTGCTTTTGTTATCATACGGGGTAACTCATGCGCATGTGTTTCTAAAAAAGTTTGCGTAAAGCTAGGAGCGCCTAAAGCTGTTCTAGGATACTCAAGATTAACATTATCAAATGCCTGGGCCACTGACCTAGCTGCATTGATTTGTACATCTTGACCTACTAAATCTTTAATTCTTTTTAAATATTGTTTTTCTTTATTAAGTAATTTCTTTTTAAGACCAAAAGCCTTATCCATATCTACTCGTACGCCCCGTTTAGTCATGTTAAATATAACACGAATAAGACGGCATTCTATGTCATATACTTTAGTAAGGTCTTCTTTCTGTATCTCTGTTATAAGTCTTTCGTGTAAACGCCATGTTAATTTTGCATCTGCTTCAGCGTATTCCCCAACAAAAGACGCATGCATCTTATACATATCAGCTTTAGGATCTAATCCTAACTCTTCAGCCTTAGCTTTAAGTAAAGATTCGTTCTTAAATTCACCTAAATATTCAGATACCATACTATTTAAAGTAAAAGAATATCTATTCTCATTTAATAATGCAGCAGAGATCATTGTATCATGAATATACCCTTTAACTTCAATATTTAGCACGCTGAGCCATCCAACATCGTATTGGGCATTGTGGAATACCTTTTGTATAGATTCGTCCTCACATACCTCTTTTATATATTTTAGGACAACTTCACTGTCCATATTTCCACCACCTTCGTGTGCTATTGGATAGTAGGCAGTAAAGTCACCACTAGATATGGCAATACCTATGACCATTCCTGCTTGTCTTGGCCACCCTGGACCCCTTTTCTTCAGTTCTGTATCACACGTCTCTAAATCTATCGCCACCACATCCCTTCCTTTCATGGAAGGGAACTCCGTGGGGTGTAGCCATTCTGCTTTTACTTCGTTTTGATTAAAAAGATCCACTGTCACCTATCTCTCCTGCTATTGCTGCATAACCCACCATATCAATGAAGTTATCAATGTTAAATTTTTCACCTTGTGTGCTACGTGATATTTTTAATAATATCATCATGACTGCAACATCCTGTGCTGTAATACTAGCCATTGGTTGTAACTTTTTATCCAAAAATATATTCCAGAACTCTGCAATTTCTGCATGATTCTTAAATGCATCTCCGTGTGTCTCATTTCTAGTTTTGGAAATAAGTTGATTAGCTTTCACTAATATTTCTTCTTTACTCATACTCATATGATAAATCCTCTCTCTTGTTGGGGGTTAATTATATGTAAGGATTGTTTCGCACGAGTTGCGCCTACATAAAATACTCTATTCGTATCATCCGAATCTATTTCCATCTCTTCTTTATTGGCACGTGATAAGTCTGTCATCAACATAACGTTGTCACACTCACCACCTTTTGCCATATGTATGGTGCTTAAATTAATTTTAGGTTCTACTCCCAACCCACCGTGTTTTTCTAGAGACATTATATATGATTTATCTGCCTCTCCTATCGTGTTAAAAGCCACATCCCAAGGTATCCCTGCATTTAATAAACCGTGGTGCATAGTTAATGATTCTACATCATATACTTGTCCTTCTTCCAGTGTCTTTAATCCTTTGTATCCTCTCTGTACTCCAACACCACTTTTTAAATTAGCATATATTGCAGATACATCATTATAAGATATTTGTTCATGTTCATTTAATCTATTCCATGCACTCACAGCTTTTATTGAATCTTGTTTGATAGGTGATTTTCCATTAATAGTATAGGGGAGCCCTTGGTAACGTAGATCCTCTTCTAATTCACCTAGCATATATCCACATGTTGCAAGTGCTAACCAATTTCCTTTAGCCATATCAACTCCACCAGGATAGGCATGAAATCTTACTTCACCTTCCACATCGCGTGGGTTCCATTCTTTATTTCTTCGCTGGTTTATCCTTGTAACTATGTCATGGGCAACCTTATGAACTTCTACTGGGCACCTATAAGATTGATTTAATACACTGACATTACCTTGCATAGTAATAAGGTGTTCTATATCTGCACCTGCCCATCTAAATATTGCTTGGTCATCATCACCACTTATGTAAACTCTTTTGGCATTTTGCCATATCTTTTCACACATATTCCATTGTAATTTAGTGAGGTCCTGTGCTTCATCAACTATAACTACATCTAGTGCTGGTGTAGGACCAAACGCTACATATTGTGTTAACATGTCTGTGAAATCAAATTTACTGTATGTTTGTTTATAGTCTTCAAGAGAACGGAAAGCCCATAATAATTCTTCCCATGCATAATCTAAATTAGATTTATTATAGTATTCTTGTAATTCCATACATTGCATTTTAGATTTGTTTATGTCTCTTAAAAATTTATTATCCGTAGATACCGCACCATTATCTTCCCAATCGACACTAATTTTTCTTAAATCAACACCGTACTTATCAGAAAACTCTGCGTAATCTCTTTTATCCATAACTTCTGACTTGGTAAGTCCCATTTGTCTTTTACCAAATGCATGTAATGTACAGAAATAAGGAAAATCTTTATCTGTTAAATTAAATTTAGCTTTAGCTCTATCCCGTGCCTCATTAGTTGCTTTAGTTGTAAAACTTACAAATGCAATACGATCTGGTGGTGTGCCATTTGCTAATTCTTTTTCTACAAGATTCAACAAGTTATGAGTCTTTCCTGTTCCTGGCGGTCCTAATATAATATTAATTTCTGGCATCTCTAATCCTTTTAGTTTCTATTCTATGACAATTGGAACATACCACTATACACTTCTCCATTTCTTTTTTCTTCCTTTCAAACTGTTTGTAACTGGATCCATTAATGGATGAAACATCACATTCCTTTATAGAAGGATCTGGATGGTGCCAGTCAAAAACTTCTGGATTATTTTTAAAATGTTTTCCACAATAAAAACATCCTCTGTCCGTCTTAATTTTATTTTCAATCTCTTTATGTCTACAATATTTTATTTGTTTTCTAATTTTAGCAGCCTCGTCCTGTTGTTTAAATGATTTTGGATTTCTAAAATTAGGTGTAACTTTTCCATTTCTTCGTTTCCATCCACTGAATATATATCCGTCTTCTCTTATATATCCGTATTTGTAATTAGAAGGGTACGACATCTTGTTTCCTAACTTCGTGTTCTGAATCTTGTACGTCAAAAGATGGTACACCCCATGTGTTAACACCTTTGTTTTTAAGTTTCCAGAATTTATGTTCTCCATTTACTTTACGTAACTCAGCAATAATTTGTCCTGGATTACTATAATGAGTAAATTTATTTCTTATTAAATATGCG